GATATATATGTGCAGCCAAAACTTGGAAGCACATTGTATGATGAAATCAAAACACAGATAATTGGCAACAGCTTAACAACTGCAAACCAAACATTGCTTGATGACTACATTCAACCATGCCTGCGATATTGGATTGAAAGCGAAGCACCAACTGCAATCAGTTATAAATTTCTGAACAAAGGTTTGATGCAGCAATCATCCGAGAATGCAAGCACATCATCATTGGATGAAATCAACTTTATCAGTCAGAAGTACAGAGACAAGGCCGAATGGTATACCGAAAGGTTGGTTCGTTTCCTTTGCGAAAATTCTTCAGACTATGCAGCGTATTCATCACCTGGTTCTGGACTTGATGTGATTAGACCAGAAAAAGAAGTGTACAGCACAGGTATATTTTTAGGCAACAGATACAGGGTGCGAAGTTTACAGGACAAGTACAGAGATGGAACAATTGATTATTGATGGCAAAAGGAATCAACAAGAAAAACATTGAAAAATTAAAAGCATACATTGTACACGCTGAACGACATATTCCAGATAATCGAAACACAGGCCAACAGCCATCTGCAAGTAAAGCAGTACGGTCAAGGTGATGTGTGGGAATTGCAACCAGAAGAACTTGACTATGTTGTTCTGTGGGCAATTGAAGAAGGTGCAAGTGTGTCTGAAAGAACATTGACATACAACATCAGATTGATCTGCATGGACCGTGTGCTTCCAGGTGAAGAAAATGAACACGAAGTAATGTCTGACACGATTTCCATCTTGATGGACTTTGTGGCCTACTTCAGACAGTTGCACACGGAGCAATTGAGCATTCAAACAAGTGTGTCATTTGAACCATTCACAGAAAGATTCACAGACAAAGTTAGTGGCCATGCCTGTGTGCTGTCAATCACGCAGCCATATGCATATGATCGCTGTCAAATACCAACAAGCTAAAAAAATAAAGTAATGCAATACCAACAAAAAGCAATCGGTTCCAAAGGTTCCAAAGTTCTAACAGGAACAGGCGCACATTCATCATTGAATGGCTATGCAATAATCGTCCAAGAAGACACAGTCTTCACAGCATTTGAAGTTGATTCATCTGCTGCATTGACTGATTATGGTCTGTCTGGAACAACCTGCAAAGCAGGTGCATATATCACGGTGCCAGAGAAATCAAGCATCACATCATTGACCATGTCATCTGGAAGCTGCATCATTTACAAAGGATGATCAACATTCTAAATAACGCAAGAAGGCAGGCATCATCCGGTGGTGGCGCAGCACCAAATCCAGATTTCGTGGCAACATGGAATGTGGCCAATGATGGTGACACAATTACATTGCCATTGCTAAGTGGTGGCACATACTCTGGCACGATTGATTGGGGCGATTCTTCTTCTGATTCATTAAGCTATGCGAATCGCACACACACCTTTGCAAGTGCAGGCACCAAAACCATCACACTAAGCGGAACAATCGAAGGTTTCAGATTCAACAATGGTGGTGACAAAACCAAGTTCTTGGATGTCAGCAATTGGGGCAACATGACCATCACAACAAATCGTGTGTTTGTTGGATGTACGAACTTTACTATATCAGCCACAGATGCACCAACAATCACATCATCATCTGGTGATTATTTTTTCTACAATTGCCATGCATTAGGTACACCAGATTTAAGTGGATGGAATGTGTCAACAATCACACGATATCAGAATGCTTTCAGAGCAACAGGATTCAATCCAATTCTGACCGGATGGTTTCATTCTAATGTGACAACAATCAGATATGCATTTCTAAACAATAGTTCATGGAATCGCAGCCTGGATGGTCAAGATTTCTCTGGTGTCACAGATGCATATGAATTTATGCGTGGCTGTTCTGGATTCAATTCGTCAGTTGCAAATCTGTCCTTTGGAACCAATGCCAATTTGCATGGAATGTTTCAATCATGCACATCATTCACAGGCACAGGTTTAGATTCTTGGGACACATCGAATGTGGATAGTTTCAACAGAACCTTTTCTACTTGTTCAAACATGAACGGTGATATTAGTGGATTCGACACTTCCAACGCTACGAACTTCATGTATATGTTGAATCAATGTGATGCATTCCGTGGAGCAATGGACCAATGGGACATCAACCAAGCCACAAACTTAACATCATTTATGAGTGGTGCCACAGGAATCACAACAGCAAATTATGACGCATTGCTTATTGCATGGGATGCACAAGGCGCAATGTCATTTAGCGGAACTGCAAATTTCGGTGGTTCCAAATACACAGGCGGTGGTGCAGCAGCAGCAGCACACGCAAGTTTGGTAACGAAATGGGGCGGCATCACAGATGGTGGCATAGCATAAAAGAATAAGAAGATGAACGGCATACAATATCCAGAAGTAAAGACATACTACATATGTTTTGATGATGAACGAACAGAAGTGAAATCATATGGTTGGGTGGAAACAAACCAAGTGTTTGAAACCATTTGGATATTTGATTCATTCATTGATGAAGCAGAATGGATTGCAGAATTGGCAGAACATGGCATTGTGCCAGAAGTTGATGAACAAGGTAACCTGGTTTCATAGAAAATTGACATGGAAATTCTGTTGGAATCTCTCACATCGTTCGGACTAAGTGGCGTAATATTAGGCATCCTTTTGTACTATCTTAACAAGTTAACTGACATCCACAGAGACGAACGTAAAGAATGGAATGATGCCAACAATGACCATGTCGATAAATTTGCAGATGTAATTGCAGACAACACCAGAGCATTGACTGAAATGAAAGGCGAAATCAAAGGTAATAAGTGCAAGATGAATTGATATGGTGTGCGTGGAAACCAATAAGGTGTGAATGTTTAGATGGATATTGTAATGGAAAAAGAAAAGAAACAACCAAGAAAAAGCGCAGCAAAACAGGCAGCAGAAGTAATCAAGAAGTTTGAAGGATTCGAAGCTGCACCATATCTGTGTCCTGCAAACGTGGCAACCATAGGCTATGGCACAACCATCTATTCAGATGGCACCAAGGTCACATTGGAAGATGAACCAATCACCAAAGAAAAGGCCACAGAAGAACTGCTGCATCACATCAAGAAGGTTGAAAAGCAGGTGATGGCTGTGGTTGTTGTGAAGTTGAAAGCGCACCAGAAGGCTGCATTGATATCATTCGTTTACAACATTGGCATTGGTAACTTCAGCAGGTCAACACTACTTCGAAAGCTGAACCATTGTGCAGATGACCAAAACATTCCAAAGGAATTTCGAAGGTGGACCAAAGGCGGTGGCCGTGTGTTACGTGGATTGATTGCAAGGCGTGAATCTGAAGTTGAACTATGGACAGGCAGTTGCTGATCAGCCTGTTCAAATCTGTGTGGCCATACATGGTCACGTTTCTTTTAGGTGTGCTTGTTGCATGGCAAGGCTGTGGCACAAAAACCACAACAATAACAGAGACAGTTGAAATTGACAAACCTGTTTATCGCACAGAGTATGTTGACAGGTGGAGAACAGACACAGTTCGTTTTGTTCAGCGCATAACTGTGACCGACACAGTCACCAACACCATCATCCAGGAGCGTGAAGTTCTGATGATTGACACGGTGCGAATCATTGAAGCATGGCTGACTGAAGTGAATCGATATGACACAACCATCACATTGGCTGATGGCAAGCTGCAAGCCACATGGTTCAATTATCAGAATCTAACTGAAGAAGCAGCATTCACATACACATCAGAAGTGAAGAAGGCCACATCATATGGTGTTGGCATTCATGCATCCATCGAAGCACAGACTGATTTCAGCGAAAATGTGGCACCTTTGTTTGGTGTTGGTCTACATGGTGACATCAAAAAGATGTATATTACTACCAACTACAAATACAATGGTGACCATTATGTTGGTGTAACTATTGGAAGAAAACTATGGCAGAAATGAGCGTGAACTATTACTATGACAAAGATGAAGACACAAGGAAAAAGATTGATGAACTTCTTCATCAGAACGCATTGATTCAATGTGACCTTGGACTTGAAAGCACACCGGAAGAAAAGAAATCAGCACATGACACTGGCCATTGTCTGTGCAGAATTGCCAAATGGATGGTTCTGGCCATGCAGATTCGTGACCTGGACAGCAAATTCTATGCTGAAAGAATCCAAGCACAGCATCAATGAGATCAATCAAAAGTGAAATAGTCAAGAAGTACATGGAACAATGGTCACATCTGCCATCACTATCATTGGCGAAGCTGATCTACAAAAGGAACAGGTCAGCATTCATTGACATTGAGAATGTACGCAGCATCATTAGATATTACCGTGGACAGCATGGTGATGCAGACAGGCAAAAAGTAAAAGGAACAGAACACATGACAGCAGAAAAAGCACAGCACGCCAAAGCATTAGGAATTGCCAATCCATTTGGTCTTCCAGAAAGTGATGAAGCAGAATGGGAGCCATTCATTCTTCCAAAGGCAGCAACAAGAATCCTGTTGTTGTCTGATATTCATGTGCCGTATCACAACATTGAAGCAGTCAGCAAGGCCATTGAATGTGGCAAGCAGCAGAAGGTGAATGCCATTGTATTTAATGGTGACACAGTTGATTGCTATGCTTTGAGCAGGTATGAAAGTGATCCAAGGAAAAGAAGATTTGGCGAAGAATTGGAAGCAACACGGCAATTGCTGAAAGTATTCAGAAAGGAATTTGATGGTGTGCCATTTTATTTCAAACTTGGAAACCATGAAGAAAGGTATGAAGCATACCTAAGAACTAAGGCACCAGAACTGATTGGCACATCAGACTTCACGATGGACCAACTTCTGAAGTTTGGTGAACTTGGCTGCACATTAATACAGGACAAACGTGTGATTAAGGCAGGCAAGCTGTCCATCATGCATGGCCATGAATTTGGCAGGTCAGTCTTTTCACCTGTGAATCCTGCACGTGGGTACTATATGCGAGCAAAGGCATCTGTGATATGTGGCCACAACCATCAGACATCAGAGCATTCAGAATCAAATTTGGATGGCAAGGTTGTGACTACTTGGTCAACCGGATGCCTATCAGAATTGCATCCAGGATATATGCCTGTGAACAAATGGAATCATGGCTTTGCAATCATTCGTGTTGATGGCAATGGTGACTTTGAAGTGGACAATCTGCGAATCATCAAAGGCAAGGTCAGATGATTCAGACCATCATCAACCTGCTAATCATTTCAATGGTGCTGTTGTTGGTGCTTATCTTCTGGACCATCATTCTGGCTGTTCTTGTTTGGCGAATTAGCGAACGGAACAAGGCTATCCAAGATGAGATGGCAGCGTATCACAACACTTTAGTGAACACAGAAGAAATGTATTTGAGAATCATCAGCAATCAGTCTGATGATGATGAAACGTGGCTATCTGTTAATTAACCGTTAAATTTATTCAACTGATTGTCAGCACGTTAGCATAAACGTGTGTGATTTCCTGTGTAGTTATTTGGAAGTTATTGACATTTATACCTATATTCGTGGAAACATTTAAAAAGAAAAGAAAAATGGAATTTGAAACAACAATCGAATCAGCAGATGTGACCATCACATTTGACTATCAGCCAGAAGAATCTATGGTGCTATATTATTCAGATGGTTCTGGATATCCTGGGTGTGCAGCATCAGTTGATAATATTGAAGCCTATTGGCATACCCAAAAGTTCAACTCTACAATACTAAAGCACGAAGATGTA